TTATGGGTCAGGCGATTAACAGATGAAGGAATGGTTCTCAAGAGTAGGGTCATGGAATTGGAAAAAGAGAATAAGGAACTTTCCAAGGAGGTGACTGACTTGAAGGTTAGGTGCTGTGATCTATGGAAGCAATTTACCGAGGAACAAGCTCGTAATGTTAGGTGAGAGTACCCAAGGGTTACAATCCGATCTTCTGGAGAAAATACGGGCGAGCGATATCCGAATCAGTTGCCGAATTACCGAGGTGCGACTTGAGAAAGCTAGGGCCACCACCCTTGCAATTAAGCCCAGAGGTGTTGGAACGGATCAGGAAGGCTGGCAAATTGGTGAAAAAGAAATCCCGTGTAACACGCTCGAAGAAGCAATCATCGTAGGGATAGAGATATTAAATCGTGGGTAAAATAACTACAGAGGATATAGATGCGGCTTGTGCTTGTTTAGATGCAGGTATTGCACGAATGGAAAGTATGGATGCAGCTAAAATCATGGAGCATTGGGATTTAATTAGTTGGAGAAAAGAACTCAAGTCATTGAAGAAAGTGTATTATTACCTACATTCAAAGACTCAATTAAAGTAATGGGTAAAATAACCTATGCAGATGAAATAGACGCACGCTTTGGCGTGCCTTGGACAGATGACTTTAAGTATGATAGAGGAGAGTTAAAGTGTGCATTGTCAGATGAGGAGATAGACAAGCTTGCTGTACAAGATCCTGTACGAGCAGAAACACTTACACGCTTGCTCCTCGATCAACCAAACAGCGAGAAGGAAGATCCAATCGAATGGGGTTGGACTCTTCCTGGGTGGCGCAGAGTGATGGAAAATTGGAAGGATACAAAGATACATGTTTGCCTCGGAGGGAATCGTTCATCAAAGACAACCTTCGCATCTCGCTTACTTGTTCACTTGGCGCAGAACATACCCGAAGCAGAGATACGTTCCATGCATGTCAGTGAGGAAAGAAGTATATCAGATTCACAGCGTTATATATGGGACTCGCTTCCAGCTAGGTACAAGAGAAGCAAGAAGAAGAGTGAGAATCATAGCTTACAATACACACAGAAGAATGGATTTAATGCAGGGAAAGCAATTCTACCACCCACCCATCCAGATGCCGAGCGTGGGAGTACGATATACTTTAATAACTACAGGCAGTACATGGCAGACCCACAAATCTTCGAGGGATGGGCAGCCCATTGTATACATGCAGATGAGGAAATTCCGGAAAATATTTTTAACACGCTATTGGCGAGACTCACCGATAATCATGGTCGCTTGATTTTGACCTTTACTACTCTGCAAGGTTACACGCCATTAGTGAATAGTTTATTGAAAGGAGCTACGACAGTCAGGTCAAAGTACTCTGCGTTAATGGATAAGGAACTGCCCTTGGAACAAGTGTCTGCGAATTGGCCTGACTGTCGCATATATTACTTTTGGTCACAGGATTCACCCTTTGTGGATTCCAATGAACTTGTGCGTACCTACAGTAAGCAACCACAGGAGGTAAAGCTTGCCAGATTATTCGGTATTCCAAGCAAAAGCTTTGAAGGGAAGTTCCCAAAATTTCAGCGTGAGACAAATGTAATAGAACATAGCAAGATTCCTTTTGTCCTTGATCCATCTGTAAATGTAACACGTTACTTTATCTGCGATCCGGGTGGTAGTAAACCTTGGGTTGGATTATGGGCAGGGGTGACAAAAAACAAGAATATATATATTTATCGGGAGTTCCCTGACAGTACGATGGGGGCATGGGCTATTCCACATATTAATGGTGCTGGTAAAGCAGTGGGCAAGCCTGGCCCTGGACAACGTCCTCTAGGTTGGGGGTACTCAGACTACTTATCCTATTTTGAAGCACAAGAAGATGGTGAGGAGATATTTGAGCGAATAGTTGACCCACGAATGGGTGCAGCCACAGTGCGTACCAAGGAAGGGGAGAGTAATATAATTAACACGATGAGTAACATGGGATTTGTGATGCGTGCTGCACCAGGTGTGTCCATAGACTCAGGTATTGCCAAGATCAATGATGCACTTAGCTGGGATGATACAGAACCCATGACAGACAAGAATTGCCCCAAGCTTTACTTCTCTGATCATTGCGAGAATACAATATCTTCCATGCTTGAATATGCTGGAGAGAGTAAGAGTGATTACTTCTCTGACCAAATTGATTGCTTGCGTTACCTATTTGTAAGTGGCGCAGACCATATCACCCATCGTGACATTCAGGTCACAGGTGGTGGTGGTTATTAAGTTGACTACATAAGGGGGCTAATGTAGCTTTATGCTACACTATGCTCTCTGCAAGCGATCCAGAATTATTATATGTCTCCAAAGAGCCTGACATTGCCTACCTTAGTGAAGCTTTCAAGCGTACACAAAGCGACTTGGGTGAATGGTTAGATCGTAGACAACGAGATTACGATGTCCGTAATTGTTTATGGGCAGGCAAGAGTGATGACTTTAAGAAGCACGCAAGCCAGAGTTCAACAGGGGAGGTATTCCCGTGGGAATCAAGCTCCGATCAAGAAGTTCGCATGTGCGATGAATTGATTACTTGCCGAGTGGCAATGTCAATGAATGCAATTAGACGTGGTCACATTGTAGCCACACCCACAGAATCAAGTGATGTTGAGCGTGCCAATGTGGTATCCATGTTTTTACGATGGTTAATTAATTCTAAGATGCAGGAGTTTTATCCTGAGATTGAACTTGGATTAAATCATCTTTTTGAAAAAGGTATGATGGTTCATTATGCTTGGTACGAGAATCAAGAACTGAAGCAACAACAGACCATTAAGCTTGAAGAGATTGCCCAAGCACTTCCACAAATTGCCGGAGCTATACAGGATGGCAGCATGGATGAGGAATTAAGTGAGGCACTTAAAACACAGTTTGATATTAGCAAGTCCAAGGCACGGGCAATGTTAAAGGAAATGCGTAAGGATGGAGAAACCACAGTACCTGTCACACGCCAAGTTGTAAGTAGACCCAAGATCAAAGCCCTTGCACCAGATGAGGATGTATTTTGGCCAAGCTATTGTATAGATCCGCAGGAAGCACCTTACATGTTTCATGTAGTCTCAATGACTCCAGAGCAATTAAGGTCTAAAATTAGTACCGAAAATTGGTCAGAAGAATTTGTGGATGCTGCAATTGAACTTGCAGGGCAGGGTGAGGATGCAGATGAGAATATCTACCAATTGCGTGAGAATGATGAGTTTACCAGAAGTGATGACAATAGCCTTGTTAGAATTGTGTACTGTTATCAAAGACTATTGGACGAGGATAATGTACCTGGTATCTACTGCACAATCTACCATGCCAATATACCTGATCTTTATGCCAAGCATCAATTATTGGATTATGCGCATGGGCAATATCCATTTGTTGTAACCACCCTTGAAAAAACAGACAAAAAATTATACTCGTCTAGGTCATACCCGGAGCTTATTGAAAGCTTGCAGCAGGTACAAAAAGTCGAAACAGATGCAGCGATTGACTCGCAATCATTGACAACTTTGCCCCCACTCCTCCATCCAATTGGACGTAGTCCAACCAGATGGGGGCCAGGTGTTCGTGTTCCATACCGCACGCAAGATGAGTATAGATTTGCAGATACACCCCGTGGATCTGGTGTTAATGTAGAACTTCGTAGATACATACAGGAACAAGCAGATAGATACTTTGGTAGAAACGCACCAGGAGTAAATCCTGTGGAAGCACAGATGAAGCAACAAGAAGTGATTGATAAAGTATTTCATCACTTAAAACTTCTGCTTGATCAAGTATACTCACTTTACCAGCAGTATGGGCCAGACGAAGAATACTTCCGTGTTACAGGAATGCAAGACATGCAGAAGTATGCCAAGGGTAGTCCTGGCGAACGATTTGATTTTTACATGCAGTTTGATGCTGCCACACAAGATCCAGAACAAATGCTTGAGCGTGTAAAAGCAATTGCACAACTTGGGGCACAACTCGACAAGAATGGCACGCTGGATACCGAGCGTTTATTACAGATTGCAGTTGGACAGATTTTACCGGGGGCTGCGGAAAGTATTATGCTTCCTAAGGAAACCGCATCGCAAAAAGCAATGGATGAAGAAAGACAGACCATTGCAGAAATCTATGCTGGTGTACCACCCAATGTTAAACCAAATGATGCCCACGAGATGAAGTTGCAAGTGTTCCAGCAATGGTTACAGCAACCAGATGTAGCACAAAAGGTACAACAAGATCCGGCTTTACAAGAGCGTATACAGAACTACATGCAGCAAAGACAGATGCAAGTTCAGCAAAAACAAAACGCTGAGATTGGTAGGCTGGGAGCAGCACCCACACAATTTGGAACAACAGGAGCAGCACCAACAGGAGGATAATATTATGCCGTATGGTAAGGGAACTTATGGAAGTAAGGTTGGAAGACCTAAAAAGAAAATGACTAAAAAGAAATGTGGTGGTCGTAAGAAAAAATGATTACCTACCGCAAAGAGAAATTTAGCGGTTACAACAAACCAAAGCGTACGCCAGGTAAGTCCAAGAAGTTTGCAGTCCTTGCCAAGCAGGGAGATGATGTAAAACTTGTACGCTTTGGAGATCCAAAGATGTCCATTAAGAAAAACCAACCTGCACGCAAGAAGAGCTACTGTGCAAGGTCAGGTGGTATTAAAGGTAAAACAAATAAACTAAGTGCCAATTATTGGTCACGCAAAGCATGGGATTGTTAGATGAGTCTATACAAAAACATACACGCTAAAAGAAAGCGTATCAAAGGTGGAAGTAAAGAGAAGATGAGAAAGCCTGGAACAAAAGGCGCGCCAACTGCAAAGGCGTTTAAGAAAGCAGCTAAGACAGCAAGGAAGCGTAAGTAATGTGTCCCATCTGCAACGAGAAGTGTATTGGATCATATTGCTGGTCATGTTCTTCATCGAGCGTGAAGTAATACTAGACACGCTATTTTTTATACTAGGAGAAATTTTCAAACACACACAATGAGTCCCCAAAAAAGAAAAACTTACCACGAGATAGACGCTGATGAAGCAATGCAGGCAC